CAAAGAATATGTTTTATGGGCCAAGTCTCGTGGCCACGTCATCGTATCCTTGACGCGCCACACCGTATCCTTAAACGTGTTCACCGACAAAGATAACTTCATAAGCGGGATTCCCGAGATACTCGACGGATGTGAGATGCCGATCTACGACACACCCACCTTCGATGACATCTTTGAAGATGAGGTTAAAATTGAAGTCCCTACCGTTTCCGGAGGGGCAGCCATCGATGATATCCTCGATCAGGTCACACTGGGGCAAGTCGAAAGAGAACGGGTCGCCCCAATGGACATCGAAGACACCGGAGCCAACGCGCGTCTCATAGAACCCATGAATAAGACGCAAGTCGAAGAGACAATAGGCATGGTTGGGAAAACTTACGCCCACGTCACCAAGGTCAGCGATAAGATGATGGAGATGTATACCATGATAGAACGTTATGCACGCCCCGTCTTGACGGAAGGGGATCCGAAAACCAACGCAGCGGACCTCCTCGTGAGGCTCGAGGACTTCATCTTCGGTGATCAACCCGCCTTCTGGCAAAAGATCAACCCGGATGGGGAAGAAATGCAGGCCCACAAATTGGACATGATTCTGGCTATGTACAAGAAAGGGACCCTGGACCAGGTGCAGAATGAACCAGACGACCACCTGATGGATGTCAATCATTTCCTCAAAGCACAAGCGAAGGTTAAGACCGCAGAGATAGATATTGACAACCCTGAACCACGGATTAATGGCATGTACAAGAACAAAGCGGGGCAAGGCGTCTCGGCATGGAGTAAGGACCTCAATTTCATGATCGCTCCGTGGATACGAGCTTGGCAGGAGAAAGTTACACAAACGATTAACGATGGACGCAACAACCCCACGCTTTTTGCTTACAATGGATCGGAACAGAGTTTCGATGATTTCTTTAAGACTATGTCCGAAATGCATGGCGGATGGTTCGCCGGTGATGTAAGCGCCTTCGATAGTTGCCACTCCGAGGTGACGCTCCTTTTGGAAGAAGTGCTCATGGCTAAGTGTTGTGTGCCTGAAGAAATCATCAATGTCTACGCCGGTCTGCGTCGCAAATGGCGACTGAGAAATTACGACGGCGCGTATCTTGATGGTGATCACAAACAG